CTTGTGCTTCTTCTGGTAATGCTTTTGCTAATGGTGCTACTTTTCCCCCTGCTTCTGCTAGTTGTTGTACTTGTTGCATCTGTTGCATTTGTTCTTGTTGTTGAGCTGCTTGTTGTCTTTCAGCATTTAATTCAGATTGTGGTTTTAATATTTTTTGTGGAACACCTACAATGTCTGCCAAGTGTCTAACGAGTTTATCCATATTGATATGATCGAATACTGGAGCAACATTAGATAAGCTACCTAATATTTCTATTGCTCTCATAATAGAAGATAACTCTGTAGACTTTTGTGCTTTAGCTAATGGTGATACATATTCTATTTCTATATCTTGACCTGCTAAAAATTCTGGTGCTGGTCTAAATAAATTTTTTCTAAGTATCAAAGCAAAACATCTATCGATTAATGGTTTTAATAATTCAGATTGAAGTCTACCAAGAACTGGACCAAGTAATCTCATCTTCTCTTCGTTCCTTTGGATAACTTCTGTTGCTGTCATTTGTGGACCACTCTGCATCATTAATTGATTTACATAGAACGCATTTCGAATTGAGTTTCTTCTTTGCTCTTCCATGTTTAAACCTAATGGAGTATTTGCTCCAATGTTTAATGGTTCAATTCTATCTCTAGTTCCTGCTCTGTAAAAATTTAAACCACCAGGTACAGTTCTTACTGGTAGCATAAAGCCATCATCTGGAACTAATAAAGGTGGATCAACTTGTTTCTGTGCAGACTTGATTGTAGTCTTTGACATTTCATTTAGCATCTTCACGTCTGGCAAAGCTGTCATTGCTGGAGATCTACCATAGATTTCGTGTGATGCTTTTAAGTATCTTGGTACTACAAAAGGAAACTCTCTAAATCCAGATACAGATAATTCATCACCAGATTCTGCATCTAGGTATACAGATTCAAAAGGCATATTTTGTTTATCTTGTTTCTTAGGATCAAAGTCAGATCTAGGATATACTGCATGAAGTATTGATACTTCTTCGTATGGATCTTTGTTTGCTTTAGTCATGATGTTCATTGATACATCACCAAACTTTTGTATTACTGCTCTTGCAGATAAATTAAACTTTCTAAATACTGTATCGATTCTTCCTTTGTCATTCTCAGCAATAAAGATTTCGTTAATGTGTCTTGTAGAAAATTTTAAAATATCTTCATCATCTTCTTCAATAAACATTGCAGCAGTTCCAAAAGTAATTAGATCATGATACAGTTCAAATATTTCTTGTTGGAAGTTTGATTTATTAAATGCTGCATACATAACTTCTGTTGCATCTTCTAACCATTCTTTTGCTTCATCCTCATTCTCCATATCATTTTGTTTAAACCTTAGAGAGAACCAAGGAGTAGATGGGTTAGTTAGCATACCATGTAATGATGCTGCTAATAATTCTACTGATTGTAATGGTGAGCCATCAAAAATAAGTTCAGTTCTTTTGTCACCTTTAGATCTTGTTTTAGTTACATCAGCTTTTCTTGGTTGCATATAGTCTGCAACTTCTTGCCAATGGCTTTCCCAATTTTGTCTTTGTGCTTTTAAACGATCATATCGTTTTAATAAATTTTTTGCTTTATCTGTTTGTGCCATTATGATCCTAATAAACTTGGTTTACCTAATGTCAAGCTACCAGTTGCACCAGTAACACCTGTCATGATTGTTGGTGATCTTCCTTTTGCTTTTGCTCTTCGTTTTCTTAATATCAAACTATCTTCTGCAGCTGCTGCAGTTGCTGCTTCACTTTGTGAAACTTCTGCTGTAGTTGGAGCAGTATCTAATATTACTGGTTTTATTTGTTGATTATTATTATCACGACCTCTTTCTGGATTGTTTATTCCACCAACATTACCTGCCATTTTTAAATTATAGTTTCCTTTTTCTTCAGCTAAATAATCTGCATAGCTTAATGGAGATGTAACAGTATCAGAACTTGATTTTGTTTTTCCTGGTTTATAACTTATTAACTTATCATAAGTTTCAAAGCTGGTTAAATTTTTATCATCTTTTAAAAAATCTGGAGTAGTAGAACCTTGTGAAGCTAAATAATTTCTGTAATCAGTTCTATTTTTTCTTAATGATTTTTCTGAACCTGGAATAACTTTTGCAACATTGTAAGCAGTTTTTCTTCTAGCAGTAATAAGATTTTTACCAACATCTACAGTTTTTTTTATAGCAGTTCTTACAATATTTTTTTTTGGTGGTGATGGTGTTTTATATCTATTTGCTGGACCAGTATTACCACCAGATGCTTTAGGAGATCCCATTACTTACCAAATGTTAAAGATGATTTAGTTTCAGATACAGTTTCAGATTTTGTTTCTCTGTTTACTGCTATACCTTTTTGTAAATCATTCATGTTGTTAAATTTAGGTTCTGCTTTTTTCTTTGCAGGTTTCATTTTCTTAATAGCTTTTTTAATTTTCTCTAACATATTATTCTCCTAATAAAGTTTTAAGTTTAGCTTCTTCAGATTCTTGTATGCCTAATGGTCCAGTAAGGATAGTAGACTTTCTACCTTTTCTTCTTCTCATTATTGCATCTTGCTCAGCTTTAATTCTTGCTTTTTCCTCTGCTGACAATTCTGCTTCAGGAGGTTCAGGCAAAGGTTGCACAGGTGGCAACGCTGGCATTTTTGGTTTAAATATTGATCCCATAATTAAATAATCCTATAATCATTATCTGCTACACTTTGTGGAGCTGATTGTCTAGTATTAATTTCTTGGAGACCAACTGCTAGGTAACGCATTGCATCACAAGCGTGTGAACTCCAATCGTGTACAGGTTTCGATCTGAACATTCTATTTTTGTCGATGTACTTCCTATGGTAATGTCTTAACGCATCTATCAAGTTTTTGCAATGGTCTGTATCAATCCAGCATCTAGGGAGCAGCATGGTTACTGCGTGGATGCCTTCTTCAACTGGTAGCTTCGGTACTACCTTAAATCTAATTCCTAACTGATATGCTATCTCTCTTCTGGTCTTTCCATTGCCAAACTCCTGCACATCAATATCGTGTGGAGCAAAGTGATCTTTGTAGATGTAGGGTTTTTCTTCTAGCATCTGGATGTAGTGAGGTAAGCCATGACCACGTTCTTCATGGTAATCTATTATCTGTACTGATGTTCCTTTTTGCTGAAAGAATATAATACTACTGTGGTCTGCGACACCGAGATCCCAGGCAGTAGAGACAGGCAAAGTGGGATCGTAGGGAACTCTAGCTATCTGGTTCTTATCTTCAATCTTGTTAATCTCCTCTCCGTATATTGCACCTTCTATGTTTGCAATCCAGTCACACTCAAATTCTTGTAGGTATTTCTTCTCACCCATAACTTCTTTTGCTTTCTCTAATTCTTCTGGATCTACAATCTTAGTATCACTTGCTTTAGCTTTGTAGTTAAACCAATCTTCTGCACCATTTGCGTGTTGGTATAGATCATAGAAGTTGTTGTTCATTCCAGCAGGTGTACCAATAAAGACACAGTAGCCTTTACGATCTGATAGAGCTGGTCTAATTATTTCTGAAAATAGTTTGCCATCAATGTTAGCGTATTCATCTATGACACATCCATCTAGGTATATACCTCTTAACCCATCTGAGTTTTCTGCACCAAGTAATGTTATTCTACTTCCATTAGGTAGATCAACTCTTAGTTCTGTTTCGTTAAACTTTGTGTTTGGTATCTTTGCTGTGAACTGTTTCATGTAATCCCAGGCAATAGACTTTGCTTGTTTGAATGTAGGAGCTATGTAAGCAAATCTAGGATTCTTCAACTTGCTCATCAATGCTGATCTAATCAAATGATTGATCATACATACTGTTTTGCCAAACCTTCTGTGGCACACGAGAACACTCCATCTGTATCTATTGATCTGTTGATGTAAATAAGATTGATGTTTTCTCGGAGTATAAGGGATCTTGATATTCATTAGTGTACCATCTTAGATCTTTCTCTGTTATCCAATGGATTATAATCTACACCTAATGTCATCATCACATAATCAGTAAACAGCTCTGCTGCTATCGCATTAGGGAGACCAACAAATCTAATAACTACATTATTAGTTTTCTTATCAATATAAGCAATACAATCTAAATCTTCGGTATTAAGATAATCCATATACTACATCTAGTGTATTTAAGTTTTGAAACAATAAAAAAAATAAAATTTGGAAAAGTGTTGATAAAAGGGTGCAGGGTTGTTTGTGGGTATGACTGTGTATGGGTGTGGAAATTATCCATGTATATATATATAATAAAACGACACCACATTCTAGGGGGTAGGGGGGTATAGCATTCTATAAATATATCCAAAAAGCTAGAGAATATTACTAATGATAATTGTCGGTTACTGATATTGATAATAATTCTCAATAGATAGGTCAATACTACTTACCTATCCGATGCTCATGATGTGAGTATAGAAACTGGCGTGTCAATATAAGAATAGTATCTTTTAACTATCATTTAACTATCTTAACTATCTTCAACCTTATCTATTCTTTTAATCTTCTTAATTATTTTCAATCTTATCTAAACATTAGAACTATTCTAAACTAACTGCGACATTATGCTCATATAATAAATTAACTCATTTGATACCAATTTAAAAAAAACAAAAAAAGGAAATAAAAATGAAAATAAAAAGCTATGATGTAATAACTAAAGCGTTAAGCGATATACATGATCTTAATATAACTAAAAAAGATATTTACAAAAAAAACAAATTTTTATTTGTTAATATCAAATTTCATAACATGGTTGAGGTATTTGATTATCCTGTTAATGACTTGTTAGAAGTTGGAAATCATATTCCTAATTATTACGATAAAGATATAAAAGATCTTATTGATAATGATGTTGATTTTAGTTGTGAATATCCAAAACTAAAAAAAGACTTAGAGCCAAAAATAACATTTGAGAGGGGTAAATAATGTTTACTAGATTATTTAAAAAAATAGACGGCTTAATGCAAAATTTAACATTAATAACAATATATTTAATTTTTGCTTACTTTATGGCTCAAATATTAAGATATATTGTATCTTTTTAATGCGACAATTTGGCAAATATAAAAATAAATCAAGTTAAAATATAACAATATAAAACAACTAACAAAAGGGAAAACAATGAAAGACACAATAACAGAACACACTTTTACAAATGAAATGATCAAACATGGTTTTAGCTATGAGGGTACTAAAGCATTATTTGAATACTTTGAACAGTACGAACAAGATTGCGATCATGAATTAGAATTTGATCCAATCGCTTTTAGATGTGAATATCATGAGTTTAAAGATTTAGATGAAGCAAGAGACAATTACAGTAATGATTTTGATACGCTTAACGAATTAAGAGATCGTACAACAGTAATTGAAATACCAAACAGCAAAAGATTAATAATACAATCTTATTAATTAACCAATAGAAAGGATAAAAACAAATGAGCAAAGGCGAAAAATTAATACTACTTGTATCGGGTGAAGTATCAATCTCACCTAATTTATTAATGGATGATAGCAACTTTGTTAAACAAGCTAAAAAATTAATAAGTCAAAAACTAGATTTTTACACAATAAAAGACAAGCTAGTTGATTGGTGTAATAATAATTATTAATAGAAAGGATAAAAAAAAATGGATTGGAAAGATGACTTTATTAAGTTTGTTAATAAGTTAAGCAAAAAAAAGGGTTGGAAGTGTGACGATATGAACCCTTACTTTTATCAAATTGATTTGCTACGCTTCAGCAATGCAAAAAGTTTGAGAGAATATAAGCAACAACAAAAACAAAAAGAGAGGAAATAAAATGAATAAAAAACTAATAGAAAAAATAAAAGATATTGTTGAAGATCATCTATGTAATACAGAAATAAATAGTGTTGCATTGTGTGAAGATACACACGATCATTATTTGTTAGGCAAATGGGATCTAGCACAAGAAATAAATGATGTATTATTAACAAAAGAAAACGAGGGAAAATAAATGAAACAATATATATTTTGGCGTGATGTAAATAAACAAGTGAGAGAAGAATGTACAATAGAAGCTAGTAGTTTAGATGAGGCAACAAAAAAACATAATGAGGGTTATTGTGATTATGTTGAAGTTGATGCTTTAGATGAGCATGAAATACTAGATGAGGGAACTATAGAAAGTGAGACAAAATGACAGATGTTAATTTCTACTGTTGCGTAGTAGTTTTATTTTTAATGATAGTATCAATAATAACAATATAGAAAGTGAGGAATAAATGCCAAAGTACACAGTAAGGGAAACATACACCAAAGCAGATGTTTGGTATGATGTAGAAGCTAATAGTGAAGATGAAGCAATACAAAAAGTTAGACAATTAAACGAACCAGATGATGAGGAAACAGGTTGGGATAAGTTTGTTGAAGCAGAAGAAAGCGAGAAATAAATGACAGAATACCAAAAATTAGAATCATTACATTGGGGATTAGATGAGTTGATACAAGGTAATGAATTAACAGATCACGAATTAAAAACTCTACAATCTTTTGTTGAAGATATTAGAGAAAAACATTTAACAGAAAGTGAGGAATAATGGCTATAGATTTTGACGCATTAGATCTAGTAAGAACTAAGAACAAAGCAAAAAGACATGAAGCAATTAAGATACAAAAGAAAGAGCAAAAAGAAAAAGATATTAAATACTTCATGGATCAATTAAGTTCAATCAAAAGAGATCATGACCTATGCAATGATCCAGCAGTTAAAAAATTATTGCTAGATAAATGGTATGGAGTAGTTAAGTTATGCACAAAAAAAATAGAGGAGAAATAAACATGACAAAAAAAGTAGTAGTAGCAGATAGGTTTATGACTTTAGAAAGTGTTAAGCCTAACAAAGATTGTAATGTTTGTGATCATATAAACAATTATGTTTGCTTTGATCATGAACACCAACAAATAAAAGAAGTATATCCCAACTGTGAATATACAGATAATTGCGAGTGGGTTATAAGTGAGTGAGCAAGAATTGAGAGCATTAAAAGAACAAATGCTTTTAAATATACTGAGTGCTAAAGGAATTATTTACACTCATTACAAAAACAAACAACTAAAAAAAGGAAAACAAAATGATTATAAACAATTACGATACAGCAATAAAGTTAGCTGATAAAGGAGAAGTCTTTGAGTATCATGTGGGATACTTAGCACGAGATAGGTTCTACAATAATGACGTTAGAGACAAAGCAAATCTACTTATGAGATTGGCAGAAAGTGGTGTTGTGGAACTGTACCAAAAAAGATTGACGCATGGGAACATTAATCATGATCCTAAGTTTCAATACCTAGCAAGAAAAATATAATAACAAACAGGAAGGGAAATATGTACATAGATAAATACACAATTAATTCTTATGGAACTGAATACAAAGGAAATAAGACATTAAAAAATCAATTACTTACAACAGTTAAAAGTAAAGACGGAAATAGATTAAAGAAAATGGTTTCTTTTTTAGAGGAGTATGAGGAATTACATCATCCTTACAGTTCTGAAATAGAATTAATTATTAATATAAAAAAACAAGAAGACTAATCTTTATTATCTGGGGGTGTAATATCTGTTACATCCTCAGA